GCTTGGTCGATAGTACCGGCCGATGTAGGGGTACAAATACTATACTGGAATATAGCATTGGTGTTGTTAGAGGCAATTTCATACTGGGTAACACCCGTACTATTTACACCGCTACCAACAAGTCCAATAGGGCGAAGACCATAGGCAGTTGCTTGATTTGCCATGATGTATTTCTCCTAAAGGGGCGGCTTAATTCTTTCTAGAGCCACCAAAAGTTACACGAGATTGACGATCGGGTTTATTGATCGCCATGGTTGAGTGAGCATTTTCTCGCATCATGTCGTGATCGACAGCGTCCATAAGATCTTGCGTTTTTCCGGAAAAATATGCGGACCTTTCCGCTAGAGTTTCTAATGGAATGCGTGCGAGTAAAAGACCTCCAACGCCAAAAACACCTTCATATTTACCTGAATCCACTACCGGTGCTTCAAAATCTGGATATTCATCTGCTCTTACAAGCTCATATCCTTCTCTCATACGTGCAGAAATGTTCTTGCGGTCGTCAAAACCACGAACCTCTTTACGTATCCACCGGTGCTTGTACCCTTCGGGTGCAGGCGGTGCCTCTAACATGGATGGGGGAGCCCAAGGCTTACGCCGTTGCTCTTTCTCCCTGTTGTCTTTAGCGCGAGAAGAACGATCAATACCTTCAAAACCTTGTTTTTTAGCAGCCATAATCGTCTCCTTATTTGACATATTTCGCGTATTCTTCGAGTGGCACGTTTAGCTTTTTCGCAATAGCGACTTGGCTTGGCGTGAGTTTTACTTGCTTGCGCCCTTTTGACGAACTTGTGCGGGATACGCCAGCGACAGTTTGGGCGGTTCGTCGCTTAGCCCCGTTATCCGAAAACTTGTGTGGAAATTCTCCACGTATTCGTTTATCTAGCTCATCATAATAGTCATCGCTCGTCGGGTCAAACGCTTCGTCAACAAGTTGTTTGTGTATCCCATACGCAGCAAAAGTCATAGTGTTGTCTGACCCAAACCAATCGTTCTTTTCGGCCCACTCCTCTGCTCTAGGGTCCGCTTTAGGCGCAGGTTGTTGGTATTGTTGCTGCGGTTGTTGAGCAGCTTGTGGTTGTTGAGCAGCTTGTGGTTGTTGAGCAGCTTGATTCCTAGCCTGAACTCGCTTAGCTTCTTCTAGCTTAGACGCTGAAAACTGGAGCTCTGTAAGCTTTTTTTGGGCTTCAAGAGTGGCGTCTGGGTCACCCACAGCTATAGCCCTTTTAAAAGCTTCTTGAGCCGCGGACGTTTCTGCTGTTAGCCTACCGCCGTATTCATTCAAATACCCTTGGTCTACGGCTTTAAGCTTTGCTTTAATTTGATCGGACTCGCTTTGAACGCCCTGGGCGTATTTAAGCGCCTCTTCTCTCTGCCTTTCCGCCTCTCTCATTTTTTTAGTCAAACGATCTATGCGTTTTTTAACAGACGTAGAATATTCTTCATGTTCGTTTTCTTCCTCCGGGGCAACATTTATCTCCACCCCATCAGCTTCAGTTTCAGGATTCGAATCTATTTCCACCTCTTCGGGTTCAAAACCTTCACCAACTTCAATATCTACTGTGCCATCATCAACACTAGTTTTTTTCTCTTCAGCCATGCCAAACTCCTTTAAAAGCTAATAATATCTTCGGGGTCGTCTATCGTCGCTAAAATCTCATCATCATTGAGAATACGAACTTCTCCGCCGTCAATACGGAATCTAGACCCCGCATAACGAGCAAAAACAACCCAATCTTTTTCCTTACACCAAGGACCGTCCGGGAACTTTTCCGTATCCGCATAGACCAATGGGCCCTGCTTAAGGACATAACCAACAACTGTTTGAATCTGGCCATCGTCCAGGATCTTATCCGGGATATAGATGCCCCCATCAGTCTTGGCTTTTCCACGGTAAGGTAAAATAAGCATGCGCCAGCCCGTTGGATTGGGCATGCGTTCAATCATAGATTTATTAACTTTAGTAGGATCTAAAACGCGGGATTCCGACTCAACATAACTGTTGTCTATACTTTCTTCTTTTTCAGCTTTAGCCGCTTGCGCGTCTTTAGCTTTTTTCTCCGCTTCTAGTTCATCGGCTATATGCCCGGGGACTTCAATCATTTTTTAGCTCCTGTTTTTCTAGCAGGTCCGAGAGTTCCTGTTGTATATAATGCAAAGAATTAAGTTCTCCCATCAAAGAAGCATATTGCTCCATAGATTTAATTCCATTGTTTTCAAGAAGATCTAATATGTTGCTTTTGCGCTCTTTTATCCTTTTTTGGATAAATTGAACGATATAAAGGTCCTCCATAACTCCTCCGTATAGGATTATCCCATAAGATTGGAGTATATCTTATACCTTAGGCATAGTGAAATAAAAAGGGCTAGAACACCCCTTGGAATCGTTGCTTTACACGAACTATTGGACTGAACGCTTTAACCGCGCCACCCTGTGACATTTTCTTTGTTTTACCCGCCTTAGAAAGAGCAATAGCCACCGACTGATCCTGTGGGTAACCCTCTTTCTTAAGCTTACGTATATTAGAACTTATCTGCTTAGGGTTGTTTCCTCGCATCAAAGGCATGGTTCTCTCCTAACAAATAGTAAAGTCGCCACCGCGAAGCATAGCACCCATACCACGGCTCTTGCCTTTAGTGATAGTGCCGGTCTTCGTTTGTGGCGTTTTTTCCGCAGTAGCTTTGGCATACGGGATACGTCCCTGGCCTTTGACATCCGCATAATTAGTGGCCGCAGGAGCTTTGCCGGGGGCCATTCCGTTAACTTTTACTGTTCTCATGATTGATTTCCTCTGTTAGCACGTAATCGTAATAGTTCTCTTTCAGCTTGAGCGTCTAATCGTTGCGCAGTCATTTGCTCTTGGCTTTGAAGCCGATCATCAAACTGACGACTACGTTCCATCATTTTTTGACGCTCTAAATCTAGTTTAGCTTGTCCTTCTTGTATGTCCGCCATGGCTTCTTGCTCTTTAATACCGATTTCACGCTCTTTTAGCGCAATTAACGGATCAGGGCCTTGCGGCTGTTGCGGTTGTCCCTGACCAGCTATCTGCATGCTCAATTGACGTACATTCTGTAGCTCTTGAGAAATGTTTTGCGCAATTATCATTTCGATCTCGAGCATTTGATCGTCGGTTGGCGGTTGTCCCTGACTTTGTTGCATAAACTGCATCATAGCCATTTCTTCTGATTTAATCTTTACATGTTCCGTAACGTGTTTTTGCAAGGCCATAATAATAGAAGGCGTTTGCGCAGCTATTGGCGAAGCACTAAACAGCATGTGCGACACAATGTGCGCATCGTGATTCTGACCGTCAAAGGCTTTAAGCCCCACGTTTTCCAGCGCATCAATGTTTTCCTGTGCTGGGTCCTTAGGAATCGGCTCTTGAGAACTAGGTTGATTTAACAACTTATCTACATCTTTCACACCCAAAGCGTCGTACATGCGACGGAAGGCCTCATGCATGTTGTGCATTTGCGGGGCTTGCGTAGCCATTTGAAGTTGCGCTTGAGCCAAAGCAATACGCTGCGCCTGGGAGAAAATGTTGGGGTTTGATACAGGGACTACGTCTATGCGGTCGTCAAAGTCTGACGCCATAATCGTTTCATCGCCACCTTCAACCGAAAACGGATACTCTTGAGGCAGCGATTCGTGCATTACGCGAGTCAAAAGCTTAAATTCCTGACGCATTGAATAATGCAGACGCTTGTGTACCGCGCTCATGACACGACTACCCTGCTCAAGCATAGCAACAGTAGTGCCTACAGCGGCTTGTTGATTACCATCTCCAACTTTTAAGTCGGTGATTGTGGCAAAACGTTGTCCGGCTTGCACCACGAACCCTAAAAGCTGATAAAGCGTAGAATCCGGCCCTTTAAACGGCAGGGGCATTAAGCTTTCTCGAATTGCGCCTCCGGGTGCATCTACATCCCGAAACTCTCCGGGTTGCAAAGGCTCAGAATCGTCCCGTATACGCATTCCACGCGCTTTAAAGCCCGCAGGAAGGTTGGACAACGTCCCGGCGTCTATAAGCTGCCTGAGAGCCGCTGTGGCCGTCCTAGAGAGGCCTCCTATCGTGTGAATAAGACCCAAACCATAAAAACCAAACCCTGGTAGGAACTTATAATGAACAAAATACTGAATTTTTTTCCTTTCTTCGTCGTCTTCAGCATAATTACGGCGAGCTGAGAGCACAACTCCACTGTTTTCAACAATCGTAACGACATAAGGAAGTTTTATTCCGGTTTCATCTCCTGATTCGTCGATATCTTCAAACCCCGGAAGGTCTAGCTCGACGTGGAATTCCAACAAAGTCACATCGTGACTAATATTTGAGGCTTTTACTCCCTGAATATTGTCTATTTCGTCTGTTAGCTCGTCTCCCACCTCTTGACCGGGGAAAACAGGGACGTCTTGGTAAAAACCAGACACCTGAAGCTTGCGAAGTTGGTTTAAAGGCATTGAAATAACGTTAGTAATACATGCGCAGGTCTCTAAACTGCTGGTTTCGTAAGGAACCACCAAGTTTTCAGCCGGTACAAACTTGCTTACAACGCGATTTAAGGCCTCATCAAAGTAGACTTTCTTAAAAGTGGAGCCCGCTAAGGGCAAATAAAACAACATTTGATCAAATTCAGGAGTGTATTCTTCCATCACATTAGTAATGTAATAGTTCATAAACTCTTTTACACGCCGTGCTTGCTGTTCTTTTTCTCGAGTTGGAGCGCCTATAACAGATGTACGAACAGGGCCGTCAGGGGGCAGCATTTCGTTAAACGCTTGCGCCTGGAACTGAGTAGCCGCCTCGGCTAAAAGCGGGTGTGTGACCCCTGTGGAGCCTCTAAAGGGCATTGTGCGTTCTTTGTAGGTAAAACCTAGGAGCTCCAGCCCATCCCGGTAAGCGTCCTCCCACTCTTGACGAGACGATTTGCCCGCATCGTATTCTCCCATAAGCTCAGCCGCTACAGAACCCAAGTCACCCCGGTCCATTTCTTCAGCGAGATTGCGGTTAAAGTCCCCTTCATCTATGTCACGCATAGCGGGATCAAAGTCGATGACTACGCCCCCGTCATCTTCTTCCGTAATTTCAATGTCCATACCTTCGCTAGGCATGCGCTCCATAGCGTTAGGCGCGGCAATGTCCACCTGATCCTCAATAGTTAGCTCTATCGGGTCTTCCCGGCGCTCTACCATTGGAGTTATGTTGTCACCTTCTGCCATGTTAGTTACCTTTTAGGGTTATTCTGTCTGTAACGAGTATCCGCCTCGGGTTCATACGGGTCGCCACGTGACTCCTCGGGCAAAAATGTTTCACGTGGAACTTTCTTACGGTTTATGGTTTTTTGACGAATCCTCTCCATAGTCTCTTGAAGTAAGTCTTCCGGACTAGGTTTACGAATGCTTGCAGGAGGCTCATCAAGCCCCATAAGCCATTCGTTATAGCTTTGCTCGTTGACTCGTTCTCGTAGGGCACCAACATCTGAAAATTGATCAGCAGTTAGGTCCGTCGTGTAAGTCGGAGGCAAGTCTCTTAAAGAAGGGTCAGTAAAGCGAACTTGTACGTTTCTTGCTTCAACTTCTGTTGGCAAGCCTAAGTACTCTTCCAACGAAATTTCATTTTCTCTGAAAATCTCTGGACGTAAATAATCTTCTATGTTTTGTACAGCATGTTGCGTTTCATGAAGAATTGCAGAGGTAAAACCTACTTTGTCCCTAGGATTTAACTCAGACGGGTTAAATATTATCTTATTTTTGATCGGGTAGTATTGAGCGGTAAAATCGCCAGAGCCTGGTTCTACTGTTACATCGGCAAGCTGCGGGTAATTTTCATAAAGCTCCGGAAAATTTAATATCTGGTCTAAATTTTTATTTGAGCCGTAAGCTACCATCATAGACACTTCTCCCATGTCTACTTGAGCCGGGGAGGTATCTATTTCAAACTTCCGTTCTCCGTCCTCTCCCAAAAAAGAACCCTTTTCTCTGAACAATTCTTGTTCTATAGCCTTGTCCGGGGTCCTTTCTAAAATATCTAATCTATTGTCGCTTAACTTTTGAGGGGCTTTTTGCGCCAACTTGCCCGCAATAATCCCTTTCATTGCTATACCGCTGCCTGGAATTGGATTAAAAACGTCCGTCATGCTAAAAGACGCTAAAGAACGCATTTTTGCCGCCCCTAACGGGTCTCCCGATTTATCTAATTCAGTTGCCTGCTCGTACAAAGCATTCGAATCCATGTAGGAACGTATGTTTGACACTCCCGGAATAAGGTCCAACGCAAAACTTGCCGGATCTTCCGTAAAAGCCGTAACGATGCCTTTTCCTACTCCAAGAACATCACCGGTTAATTCTTTACCAGGAATAAACGACGGCATCCCTTTTTCATCCGGCTGAATTAAATAATTACCCACGAACTCTGGAATATCTGAAAAGCCTTGACCAATGTCTCGAAGCCGATCCATCGTCATTTCGCTCATGCTTTGGTCTTCCGTCGGGTAGTCTGAAGGGTCTAACCTAACTTCACGGCGCACCATGTCTGATAAAACTTCCGGGCGATAATCTTCTTGTATATACAAAGGGTCGGAAAAGCTTAATGCCGCGCCACCGTCTTGAAAACTTTTCTGGCTTAAAAACTTTTTAAACAATGCCGCGTTAGACGCTTTGCTATTATTCAAAATAAGACCCTGCCCGCTTTATCAACATCCTGTTTACCGCCCGCTGGCGGTTGTTTAACAACGACTCAATGCCGTTTTTATCTTCAACCACACCGCCTCTAGCAAACACACTTAAATCAGGCGTGTAGCGTTCTTTGGAAATATCTTCGGTAGGCCTAACCGGCGGCGCAGTGCCTGGGTCCCGAAACTCAACTCCAAACGTTTCCTCATACAAAGGTGCTTCCGAAGGCAAAATCCCGGAAATATTCGAAATCTCCGGAAACCCTATATCAAAAGCGTTTGCGTACCGAGAAAAACGCTCCACAGCTCCCGGGTCTTGATCCAATCCAGCGCCCGGCCTAATCCCAACAACGTCGGCTACGTTGCGAATGTCCTGCTGTCTACGATCTGCCAAAAACGACTCACGGACCGGAGCAGGAAGTATGGAATAAATACCGCCCAAGTCACCTGGGTTTTCAACTAAAACATCGTCTCTGGTGACAAAATCACCACGGCCCGCCAGACCCAACGAAGGCGGGGTAAGCGTGAAAACATCTTCTTCCTCTTCTTCCACAACAGGGTCCTTTTCGCACTTGTTCGTAAAAATATTAAGAGTAAATCCGGGGCCACATATGACTTTAGTATACTCGCATTGTTTTGTGACACTGTTGTAAGTTTGTCCAGCAGGGCAAAGGTCATCGCCTATTATTCCGCAGTCCGTGTTTATATCTACAGTCTGACCGGCTAGCTTTGTTCCCTCAGGACATAGCTTAGTTCCGCCACCGGTTATAATCCCGCAGTCAGTGTTTATGTCTACAGTCTGACCGGCTA